GGGTGTAATATACAAATATCCCAAATATGCAACGAAAGGAAGTGAAGCAATGTCATTTGATAAATTAAAGGGAAAAATGACGGAGGCGCATATTTCACAGGCTAAATTATCGGAACATCTTGGTATTACGGTGCAGTCATTGAACGCAAAGCTTAATGGGAGAACTCAGTTTACACTAGAGGAAGCTATTAAAATTACTGCATTTTTAAGGTTAAAAGATCCAGTGGATATTTTTTTTAACCCGAGCGTCTCAAATATGCAACGACATATAGAAAATAATCAAAGTAGTGAATAGAAAAGAGGTGAGAAAAGTGGGAAGAGTATTTTACTTATGCAATGGGCAAAAGGAAGATTGTGAGAAAACAGATTGCTACATGAACGGAGGAGGCTGCAAGCATACGAGCAATGTAAGATATGCAAAGAATTTTACATTAGTGTCTCCCCGCTGTGCAGAGACGTACTATGAAAAAGAGGCTGTCTCAGATTCTCAGACAGCCTCGGAAGATTAAAAGAATGTAGACAGAAAAGAAAGAACATCTTTTAATCCATTTTTGAATTTGTTTTCCATGTAAATGATAGTTTGGTCACTAAGAGAAATATCATTAGCCAAATTATCACCTCGGTAACAAGCAATATATCCTTTTGTTTTTAATTTCCAACATAATTCAGAGACATATTTGGAAGACATATCAAGCGAAAAAAGTTCGATAAGTTGATCAGAATTTTTAAAGAAATTTGCTTGCTCCATGGAAAGAGCGGGTTGACGGCTTAGCACTTCTTGGTACATAGAGACTAACAGCCGTTTTTGCTCATTAGTTAAATCGTCCATAAGTTTCACCTCCTGTCATTTTGGAATGGTCGCACATTTATTATAGGGCAGGAGGGCGAGAACGGGCAAGACAGAAAGAAATTAAAAGTGAGTAGGAGGTGAGAAGAGAAACATGAGAGGCGATAAAAAGAAAAAGAAACCGTCAAAGATAACGGCTTCAGATATAGCATTAGGACTTTCAATATTCTTATTGCTTTTCCAGATATTTTGCCATGTCATACTCCCAAGATTGACTTAACAAAATCAATTACTTCAGAGTGATGAATTGCAAATTCGATAAAGACACCCAATGCAGTAATGCCAATAGAAATCCAACTTTTAATATCGGCCTTATTTGCAGTTCTTGCAGCAGAGTCAGCAATATTTTCAGCAGATTTTGCCGTTTTCTCGGAAGCCTTTGCAAGTTCGTCAGCGGAATCCGCAGTCTGCTTTGAGGTTTTTGCAAGCTGTTCGGAAGCATTGGCAGTTTTTACAGCAGAATCAGCAATTTCTTTTACAGATTGTTGAAATTCTTCATCTCTTTGTTTGCCATAGAGGTAACCTTTGCCAAGTTCAGTCACAACGAGAGTAGAAATTTCAGGGAAATTTTTGCCGTAAGTTTTCCTTAAAAGTTTATATTCAAGTAATTGTAATAAGCATTTTGGGGGAAAAGACGAAAATTCAGAGATGGAAGAGTTCGGCTGATCGGCAATATATTTTAGGATTTCAAGGGATTTATCGCTTAACATAATTGAGTTAAAAGTATTCATAAAAACGCTCCTTTCGTATGAGTTCAGTTCTAGCAGAATTTATAGTTTTAGTATAGAGGAAAGCTTGAACATTTGCAATCAACGAGAGAAGTGAATAGGAAAGAGGTGAGAAAGGTGTTTTATAGTGATGTACCGATGTTAACAGGTATTCTTCCAGGAGAAAAAATCAGCGAACTTACAAAATATATCATTAATAAGTTCGCTGATGAAGGACTTTCGAGAGATGAGGCTATGGAAATATTGGAAAGAACGAAAAATCTTGTGGGAGAAGTGTCCAAAATACAAAAGATAAATTAAAGATTCTTTTGTAACATTTCTTGAAGTGAATAAGAAATAGTTCTTAATTCTTTTCCCTCGGTTGCAGTTTTTGATGTAAGCATTGAAGCTCCGGCTTTTAAATCAACTGTCATTTCATCATGGTAAGTTTTGACACCAGATGAATAAGAAAGTTTGAAGGTAATTGGCCGATCTAATGCTGAGTACTCTAAAGCACAGATACGAGATTGACCAGGAGCAATTACAGAATTTGTTAAATCTTTTAAATAATCTTTACCTTTATCTGCGAGATATGAGGAGGTAAAGTCGAAATCATAATCAAATTGTGTAATGTAAGCCGATGATGAGCCGAAGTTTTTTATAACAATATAAAACACCGGGGAACCAGGATTAATAGATTCACCATAGATTGAAATGATAGGTCTGGAAGCATCTTCAATCATTTTTGAGTTTTGCCGGAGGGTTACAAGAGAAATGGTTATAGCAACAATGCTTGTGATAAGTGAAGCAATGATGCCGAAGAGCTGGATAATATCGGAAGGATTTAATGAGTTAAAAAATGTTTTCATAAAAGATCTCCTTAAAAATATTTGATTTTGATAATTTTAACGCTTCAAGTATAGAGGAAGAATTGATTATTTGCAACAAGTACAAACCGTACCACATAACTTATAGAAGAGGTGGTGTAATTGAAACATATAGTTATTTTAAGAATTATACGAAAAGAAGATAAGAGTATTATTTCTGAAAGAGATATAGCTACTTTATCTGAAGAAGAAAATGTTGAAATTAGCAATAAACTAAATAGTAATTCTACAGGATATTTAGGATATGAACAAGATAAAACCGCTTAGGCGGTAGGAAGGAGGACAAGCTTGAGAAAAAGAAAATCAACAAATATGGTACTGAGAAATGATGCACCATGGGAAGTCAGGCGTAGGGTTCATCAGTTGGAAAGAGAGCGATATGTTCTTTGCATCAAAAGTTTAATTATTCCAGATGTAATGCTGGCACTGGCAGCAGTCTTTGTTATTATGTGCCGTATTTCGATTGGGTAGAGGAGGTGTAAATCATGAATGATATCGCGAAAAAGGCATTGTTCCGAAGATGTGCAGATCAGTGTGATACGGTCGAAATGATGTCAAGAGACATGGTCGGGTATCAGACGGAATTTGAGGAGTTCCAAAGACTTCACAGAGAAATCGAAGATGCAGATCTTGAGGACGAGTACCAGGAGTGGAGAAAAGCTAACGGATACATAAAATGGGAGGAAATACGTGAAATCCCGAAGTTGTTGACGAAAGAAGAATTTGAGTCCGAGCTGGAGAACATTAAAAAGGCATTGGAAGAACATAATTTCAGCTCACAGTCTTTCAAAATACATTATTTGATCGGTTGGGTAACTACTGGATCGACAATTCACACGCCGAACCAATTGGAACAGATATTTGATCTGGCGATACAAAAATGAGTGCTCACAAAAGCCCGGCAAGGCTGGAGCACTCGGTAAAACAACCAATTTCATTATAGGAACAGAAAGGCGGTCAGTCAATGATTATAAGAAATTTTATGGCAGCAGTCCGCATTGAGGTGGTCGTAAATGGCTAAGAAATTGTGGAGCGTGTTCACTGACGACATGACGCATTGTTATTTCACGGGGACACCGAGCTGTCACAGGCACCATATATTTTACGGACCATACAGAAAGAAGTCTGAACAATATGGTTTCATAATTCCCATAGCATACTATCTACATGAGCACGAAAAAGACAGCGTTCATGAGAATCCCAATCACGGGCTGGATCTGCAGCTCAAACAGATGGCACAGCGGTACTGGGAGGAACATTATGGGACCAGAGAAGAGTTCATTCAAACTTTCGGAAAGAACAGATTGTAAAGAACATCTGATATAAAGTCAGAGTTTTTAATAAATTACACAGGAGGTATGGAATGTGACCATGAAGAAAATCAAGGAATATCTGGAATATGAACTTTCCGAGGAATTAAAGAAGTATCACATTACTGTGATTGCGTAGGTAACAGCACCTTAGGTTTTTATTGTATCACGAATAACTCCCTGTACGGGCAGTGCAGGGAGAAAAGGAGAATAAGAAGTGTCAGGACGACCAAAGCAGGGGATAGATTACGCTGGTTGGTCGGTTGATATATTTGACGGAGACAAGAAGATAGACAAGCTCTTGGACGCAAAAGGCTGGAAAGGCTTCGGGGTGTATTTCTTTTTATGTCAGAGAGCGTACAAGGTAAATGGATATTTCTATGAATGGGGCTATGACGACTGTGCAACGACTGCAAGGAAGATGGGCGGCGGCATCAGTTCCGGTACAGTGAAAGAAACTGTGGACTACTGCTTGCAGGTGGGTCTCTTTGATAAGAGGTTATTTGACGAGTGGGGAGTGCTTACCAGTAGAGGTATCCAACGGCGTTTCTGGACGGTATTGTCAGAACGACGGAATAAAACTGTATATAGTGAATATTGGCTTTTGAAACCCGAAGAATGCAAAGGCTTAGTTAAAGTCAACCTTTTTTCAAATGTGCAACCGACAAATGACCATTTGCAGGGTACAGATAATGATTCGCCCCCTATAAAGGAAAGTAAAGTAAATAAAAAAATATATATAGCGTTTCAACCGGAAGTGGAACAGGCTTTTCAATTGTACTTGCTTGTCCGTGAAAATAATTATGGATCCATCATTCCGGAACAGGTGGAGGCTCTAAGGGAAGAACTTGTGTCATTAACGAGCGATCCGGGAAAGCAATTGACTATTGTAAAGAAAGCGACTTCATGGGGAACGAAAGGTTTTGAGGATACTGAGAAGAAAACGAAGAGCCGGAAACCTCAGAAGTCAAAATTCAACAATTATACCGGTCGTGATTATGACATGAACGCATTGGAGCTACAGATGCTAGGAGGAAACAATGAGTGAGATTGAGAAAAAGGAAGAGTGGTATCTGAATATTGATTACCGGGAAGCAAAAGAGATTATCCGGAACAAGTTGCAGGGTATGACACAGAACTTTATCGGAATCGGATTCTATCTCAGGCAGATTAAAGAGACAGAAGGATTTCAGAAAGACGGATATGTAAGTGTTTACGAATTTGCCGAAGACCAGTACGGCATCAAGAGATCTACAGCAATCCGCTGGATGCAGATGAATGAGAAGTTTTCCCAGGGAGGATATAGTCCATTCCTGGATAGCGGTTATAAGAATTTCGGTAAGAGCCAGCTCCAGGAAATGTTATATCTGGACAGTGAGCAGTTGGAAGAAGTGACCCCGGAAATGACAGTCCGGGAAATCAGAGAGATTCGAACACCGGATCCGGAACCCGAAGAGCAGCTTCCCGGTCAGATGAGCGTGGAAGATTTTCCAGAAGTTCTGCCGGAGCAGGAAGAAAAGACAAAAGTAGAACTGCAGAAGCCGACAGAAGAAGTATGGGAATACTTAAATGCATTTGCAAGAGGATTTATAAAACTTCGCAAGAATTGGTTCTTGGAAAACTATCAGAACAGAGTTATGGATGTGACTACAAGTCCTATACTGATCAGACAGGAATTCTGTGAAGGGAGAAGCAGAACTCATTATTTTGAAATTAGAGAAAAATCAGCATTTATTAATCTCTTTGATGATTATATCCAGGTTTTTTCGGTAAATCG